AGATACCCATCAACCACATTCCTAATCCACAATATCTTTGGATTACTATCATCTGGGTTTGTTGTCCAAGACGTATCCCATACCTTACCAGACTGATCTTCTAACACAATAGGTACCTTTTTTACATTCGCAATCGCAACCATTTTCTCATTATCAGATGACTTATTATTTATACTAGCATATTTAAAACTACATTTATCATTTTTAATCATTTTCAAAATAACACTAAACTCTATTTCTCCCGATCCACCGGATAGGAATGATTCATTGATCAAACTCGCTATTAATACATCAATCCCAAATATATTAAATACACACTCCAATGGTGTAGCAAACAGTTTTGATTCTCCAAAAGGATCCGTATCACGATCAAATGATTCGGTCGCATCTTTTAAGAAACGTCTTTCAATCAAATCAGTATCAGATACATAATATCGTTTGTTTTCAACTTGTTCTTTAGAACCCATTGAAATCATCTCCATTAATAGTTCTGGCTCTGGCTCTTTTAAACTCATCTTACCCCAGCTACCACATTTAGACAACTCACTCAGTGAATATGTTTTTACAGATGACATATTCTTGTATATCTTTTATACTTTAGACATCAGACTCATTATTTAGTTCAATTCGTAACTCCGTCTCTTCGTTCTCTCTCTGTTTTTCCGTTTCTTGTGTATCATTATAAAAACGAATATATTCACGAATATTATGAATTGTATCCTTTTGGAGTGTTTTTATATCAAAAAAAACACCATTCTGGTTCTCTGTAAATTTACAGTTCGCATCAATCAATATCTTTAATACTGCCTTCTGATGAATATCAGGAAGTTCTTCTATCTCATCCTTTATTTCAAATAACTGGGAATTCTTAATTCCACGCATTTTATTTCTATTCTAACTTACGATCCAATCGTTTAGATAATCTTACCAACGGCACGAATCATATCCCAACCAAGAGCAAATGAACGTGTCAAAATCTTAACCTTTAATATCTCATTTTCACTTGCTGTCTTTCCGGCTTCCTGAATATCATTTGGGATAATTACATTCGCAATATCAACACCATTTACATACACATTAGCAAGCGCACCAACACCCTTTGTAATCCTCTTAACTTGTACATCCACAATATCACCATTCCCAATCACACCTACCTTACATTTATATCGTACGTGCGTATTCATTCTCGCATTACCAACCATATTTACAGGATATGAACGACCTTCAATCTCAAGACTTCCAGGTAATACAAATCCCTCCACATTACACATACCTTCCACATCTCTTACACACTTCTTTAGAATATCCTCATCGGTATCACCGAAGTCATATTCTACCTTCTTAGTACTTGTATATTCCTTAACAGACATTTTGTATTATTCATATGCTTCCTTCGTTTAAGATTCAATTCATTCTATTCTATAATTTGATTCTACAGGCGAACGATATGTATCATTCTTACGCGTACAAGCCTCAGTTATCAGTTTTAGCAGACGAATATTCTTGGGTTTGAAAAACATTCTTGAAGACGTTTCAGCATCCTTACTTGGAAACTCTCTCATTAGTGTTTCTTCACTAATCACACTATCACCTATTATAACACCCGTACCAGCATTATATGTACTCGATCTCATCTGATCCATACCCACCGTACTCGTATCAGGATAAAATCCTCTTGCAACACGAAGCATACCACGACGATAGTTCTGGAAATATAAACGAAGCATACCTTCTGGCTCACCTCTCTTCTTCTTCTGAACACCCTGTGCCCTATACGTATAAAATCCATATGTAATCAGTTTTGTATTCACAGGTTTTGTCTTAATCGTTTCATTTGTAATCGTATTTACAATATCAACCGTACCACTAGGATTAATCGTCCATACTGTTGTATTTGAATATCTTACACTTGGTAAATGGATCTCGCCTGTCTTTTGAAACTCTGATTTTAACATGTTTATCAACTCTGACTTATCACTTGATTCATTCGCAATCCCTATTAATATCTCACGCCTCTTTACAGGATCCGACATCTCAGGTAAGCTCTCCGCAATAACAACCGCCCATATCTCATCGGGTATACCTTCTACTATTCGCATCGCACGTGATAATATATTTCTTTCTCTTTCTTCCCACATTTTACTCACACTTTCAATAAAACTACTGTATATTATATCTGTTTTTACGATCTCCTCCTTCTCATCGGATGCCTCTATCTCAGGTATCATCGTATATTCTGGTTTTCTAGGAATACGACTTAACCGATCTAAAAATGTTGAACGATAATCTGTTATCTCCGTTGGACCCAATGATAAATATGTTGTAGAACCAACTTGCCTAGGCTGTATCACAAACACCCCACCTTTTGGATCTATTATACGAGTTTCATCAGTTATCATATCATACACTACACGCTCTATTGTTCTCTTGCGAACACCAGGTATCTTTTTACGAATATCATACACCAGATTTGTCAGATCTGTATGAGTTGTTACTAACATATACAATCTCACTTCCCTTCTAATCTCTGACTCTTGAATTAGACCCTCACTTGTAATCGTACTCTTACTCACACGAGGATCGTCTAATGATGTAGAACATGCGATAGTACACGTCTCTTGATAATCACATTCTCTAGACCCAGGCGTATCCGCAAATATATATTCTCTTTCCACTTTTTGCGAATCTATCATTGTTGTTCTCACATTATACATTTCACTCACGCGATTATTCACCTCCTCAGTCAAATGACAATCTATCGCATTCTCTTTCAGTATTCTGGCAATCTTACCCACTTCTACCGATTTTTCTTCCGAAAATCTATATAACTCTTCATCTGCCGTTTCTGTTCCATATTTAGGATGTGACTCATCCCAAGATACACACCACGCATATACATTTACGTTTCTTTCTTCAGGAGGTAAGCTCTTATGAGAACGGAAACGCTGAGCCCTTCCCACCACTTGATCCATTAACGATATGTGATAATGTGCGTCTGTTATATGAACTTCACGGATATTCTTGAAATTTACACCTTCACTTATTGCTTCAGTTGCAATTATCACTTTAATCACTTGACCACGAATATTATCAGACGCACTTGTCCTTCTTATAATCTTATCTCTACGCTTTGTTACATACGGATCAGCACTAATGATTGAATATGTTGCCTGATACCAATCTTCCTTTTTTCTACCACTCGCAACATGCTCTTCTCGTGTAAGACCATTAATACCTATGGATTTTGCCTTCTTTACACCATCAGGTAATGATAATAATGTCTCACCTCCATATCTTTGAAAACCTAACTGCTCCAACGCAACACCTATTGGAATAGCAGAACCCTGAATATTTTCTGTAAAAATCATCACAATCCCATTCGCATCTTTTACAAGATCCGTTATTTCTCCTATCTTCGGAGCGTAGTTATTAATCCTATCTGGGTGTAAGAACAACTTTCCTTCTGTATCAATCACACCACCCTCTTTAGGAACACGACTTCTTAGTTTCAGATATGAACTCTTTGTACTTGATCTCACAAACGTATCTGTAAAACCATCAGCACCCGAATTCCCACTTGGAAATACACATACCGCTGTCTGTTTCAACCCCGTTGTAGCACTTGGCGCAATCAGTTTCCTACCACCCTCACTCTTCCCTTCCATTTCTAACTTATATTGCTTCGCTATCAGACTTCCCTCCTTTAATGGAACTCTCACAATCGGGAGGATGTCTTTCCCTACCGGGAGGTCATTGTCTATAGCCTCTCCTCGCATATCAATAACCGGCCTCTTGTTCCTACCTGACATCACGAATTCGGGAGGAGATAGCCTTACTGGAAAATCTACAGGATTTTCACCACGCAAATAACTCACAAATCCTGTACTTGTATTACGTATTATATCTTCACCCTCACGTGTTATCATTCCATTATCAAACACCAATGAATATGGGATAGGAGCCAATCCTTCATTTAAACGCAATATATTTAAGATCGGTAATATTTCAGAGCTACGATTATACATTGGTGTCGCACTCATAAGAAGCATTCTCGTATTATTCGCAAATCTAGCAATAAGCATTAAATAACGCATTATCTTCTTCTTTTCTTCAGGATCACGAATATTATGAACCTCATCCACAATTAACATCGCATCACCAAACACCTCCGCAACTCTTTCTATCATCATCCCACTCGCTTTTCCAGTATCTTCAGGGTATGCTCTTTCACACGGTTCTATAATCTCTTTCTCGAACATCTTTTCAAACGTACCATAACCATATATATCATAACGACTCTTTACTAGTTCTTGAAACGCACGAATAGCACGTCTGCCATGAATATTCCCAACTTTACTTGTATAAATATCACCAGTACATTGATTTTCAGGATCTTCAGAATCTAACTTACCAGAATCAAATATCTCTCTCTTAAACCCAGGTTGAACAGCTATAGGAGCAATTACTATTGCCTTCTTCTCGCCACCAGTTTCAGCCAAATACATCTCCGCTACTTGGATTGACATACACGTCTTACCAGTACCCACTTCATGATATACAAGCAAACTATTATATGGCGTGTCACTTGATAAAAAACGAGAAATATAACGCTGATGATTTTGAAGTTTAAATCTTTTTGTAACCGGATTAGCCTCAATATCACGAATACGTTCTACAATAGATATTTTAGGCTCACGTATTTTGTATGGCGCAAAATCTTCACGAAGTGTTATTTCTCTTTGAAAATCACTATTGAAATATGTAGGAAATCCTACAATATCTTTATCTTTATCCTCTGTTCGCTGTTCTATGAAAAACTCTAAGGTATTATACACATTTTCTAGTTTTTTATTTAAAATGTCATTCTCATATAACTCTTTTGCCTTCGTGTAATTCTTATATAAATCTGTTATCAATGATGAATCCAGTTTTGTTATTTGTTCCCTTATTCTTCTTGAACGTTCAATCGCGTCAGGATTTAAACGCATAACACGATCATCTGCTTCTTCGGGATCCATCTCAAAATCTCTACCCTTGTCATCCTCAAATAACACCGCATCATCAACAGCATCTATTACATCGCCTCCCTCTCCCACTTCTCCCCCATCAACATCTCCACCATCAACAGCCTCATCAATCTCACCAACCAAATCTTCACCAACAACTGCCACTCCCTCTTCCTCCCTATCCAATTGCCCAATGCCCTCATCGGCAACCAACTCTTCATCACGATCACCTTCTCTCATAGCAATATCAATCTCAGATACCTCGGGACTTTCATTTACTAACTGTCTAGCCTGTTCAGCAATATCATCCATTACCTTAATATCCACATCTTCAATATCGTCTGCCACTGGTTCCTGTATTATATCCCTTTCCGGTTCCACCATAGGTTTAATCACAGCCATAGGAATAGGTTCCGGTACAGATTCAGGAGAAGGTGTTAATGATACAGGTGTAACATCAGGTGTAGGAGGAACAGATATAGAGGGGGCAACAGGAGTAGCAGAAACAGCAGGAGTAGCAGAAACAGCAGGAGCAACAGGAGTAGCAGAAACAGCAGGAGTAGCAGACACAGCAGGGGCAACAGGAGTAGCAGACACAGCAGGAGTAGCAGACACAGCAGGGGCAACAGGAGTAGCAGGTGAAGGAGATGGTGACTCAGGAGTAACCTCGGGCGCAGCAGGGACAGGTACAGAAGGCGACTGAAGACTTTCAAATCTCCTTAATATCTCACCACCAACTGGCTCGTAAAAACTCTTCACAAGAGCACGATCAATCACTCTTTGAGTTGGCAAAGATCGTAATATATCAGTCTCATTCCTTTTCAGTTTTGTTCCCTTCTCTCCCCGTACTAATGATAACTTGCGCAGTGAAATCGCTATCTGCTCAGCAACTCTCTCAATCATCACAATCCATAACAAGTTATCATGCGCTTGCCTATACTTTTCAAGCTGAAGCCTCTCTTCGGGACTAAATACTGTCTTCTTTTCTAATCTTCGTATCTCAGGTATTACATTCTTCCACAATACACCTGTGGATTCATCCTTTCCTTGTAAAAGACGTACTCTCGGCATTGGTATCTTTGTTGGCTTCTTCAACTTACGATCACATATCAGAGCCTTCGGTAACAATACCGACAACTCCTTATCAAAACCAGGTACTCCAGCAAAATATTCTTCTTTTAATGGTATTTTGGGAAGATCAAAGTTATGCGCTGGATATGCCTCTTTTCTTAGATCTACAACCATATCACCAAGAATACTTTTACCATCATCATTTACACGGGGATTATATATCATAATAATCCCAGTTGAAATCATACCATCATCTGGATGCTTTGGGTCAGGCATACGCCTGGGTATATAATAAATCTTCCCACGCTCCATCTATTCAATCACGGTGATATTTATCCTCAAACCATTTTATGGCATTTTCTAAAATTACTAATCTTGATGGATATGTCTTGCGTATATAGTTTGATGCCTTCTTTCCAGGTATCCATTTCACATCAGATATCTCCTTAGCCTGCTGACGGTTCTTCGGATCAACACCTACATTATCTTCATAACAAGTTCCCAATATGTATTTATTACGGTACATTATACCATTCGTACCTGTATAATCTTCCTCATATTCAGGACTATCTATCACCTCCAACTTAGCACTTAATATACCCGTTTCTTCACCAAACTCACGAGTAGCACAATCCATTACCGTCTCATTCTTATTCGGCCTACCTTTTGGAAATCCCCATTCAGGATCATCCCAACCTAACTCAATATTATTACGAATATACTCACGAATATTATCCTTCACTGCCTCAAATCTACTAAAACTCTTGTCATATTCTGGCCTATGCCTACGATAACTTTTAGATATCCACATATTCTTCCATATATCTTCAAACTCATTATTCAGAATTCTATCACGCTCTGCGTGTGTCATCGCATTCACAAGTTGGCGAACATAATGAGGATCAGATGGCTTATACTTTCCTCTTACAAACTCAACATACGACAAACTATCCTTCCTGCGAATCAGAAGAACGTGTGTTTCACCATTTATAATTCGCAAGCATATCACCCCACACGACATAATAGGATCTTTCTTCTTTGTTGATCGCCCATTTGTACGAATAATTGTACGAACATTATCAAACACAAGCGGTGGTAAAGATTCAACACTATCACAAGTATATTCATTTATAACGTTTTTTGGAAACCCTAACCCCGGAGGGTATTTGGGATGTCTTTCGTTATTAGACATGTATTTCTATGATCGGCGTAGTTTTAGATGGGAACTAAATTATGGGGTCCCGATGTTTGGTACGTTATACACGTAATCGCAGATTCAGCACCTGACGCATTTTCAGCACAAGAAAAAACAGATTATCAACAGTTTTACACGAGTTTAGCAAAGGTTATACCGTGTCCTTCTTGTGCTATGCACTTTCAACAGTTCATTGAGAATGATCCACCCATATTCAATACACGAATGGACGCACTATTATGGACCATACGTGCTCACAATCACGCAAATAAAAATATAGGAAAAGAGTTATTATCCGAAGAAGATGGATTACGTGCCATCCAATCCGAAATAGAAGCACGTGACACAGGATTTGTTCGAGGCAGACGACCTACACTCATTGAACGACTACAAGACGCACTAATACCCATCACAATTGGCATTGTTATTGGTGTCTTATTTATGACATTCATTCGGAGATCTAAATAGATGCCCCGCATTCGTTTATGGGTCTTTTTACTAATTATCTTTGCGATTTGGTATGTATATGAAACATATTACGCAAGTGTGTGGGATACAATTCAACAATATACCGGATTTTTTAAAAGAGGAGGATACTTTCTCATAGGAGGCATTGTACTCTATATGATACTATTCCAAAAAGATCTTTTAGCCAACCTATTCAAAAGCGCTGCCGCTCTGGACGCAGACCCAAGACTAAACAAGGTCAATCTTGGTACTCTCATAGGATCACAACAATATAGTACGCCTGGTGCTAGGACAAAACACAAACGAAATGTCAGCGCCCTACTGAAAAAGAAAGTCGCAGCATCACAACAATGGAAATGCGCTTCTTGTAATGGACTACTTGATGAAACATATGAGATTGATCACAGAATAGCACTTGAACACGGAGGTACAAACGAACCTAATAACTTATGGGCACTATGCCCGCACTGTCATAGAAAAAAGACTGTGAATGAACGTATCTTCTAAATTTTATTGTAGATGACACTCTATTCACGTATTCTTACATACGCAGGATTTACTGTCGCATTAATTGCGATCGTATATGTTATTTACCTGTACTTCTTCGCACCCATACCCGGCGATACAACCACTATCAGTTCCATCACATTGCGTAAAAATAATCCTATTAACACTTCCGGCAAACAAATCGTAGGTTCAAATGTCAAAATGACCAATACAGGCGCATTTTCATTTATGTTCGCAATGGACGAAGTTAAAAACTATAACGATACGGACCCAGTCTTAATACCCATATTAACTTTCCACAAAGGACCACAAAATGGACCAATCAATATGAGAGTATTCTATAATAGACTAACCAGCGAAATCACCCTTGGATTTTATGACACCAAAGGAGACATATACAATCTTCCAATTAGTACCAGCTTATACAAGGACAAACTTTCTATTGTTGTTCGCCTAATGAACGTATCTGACGGTAACTCATTCCTCGCAAATGTTTATCTCAATGGAGAATATATCGCATCAAGAGGCATTCCTTATAACTTTGGAAACACTGGTGGGATAGAACACACTGTGATTACAGGCGATAACAACGGAGTAAATGGACGCATACAAAACATTAGAATATGGGACAACTCACGAGATTTAACCGATTCTGATTTTGTAAAGGTTTCACTTGATCCATTTCCCATTGATTCCTGATCATAAGTTAGATGTTTGGTATTAACCTACTCAACCCGTTCTCCCTTGGAGATACGATTGAGACAAGCACAATTGTATGGTTGCGACTATTCTTGTTATTATTGGTCATAGCATCATCATACATTTCATACATAACTACAAATACATTACTCAGATATTCAATGTATACACTCATTGTTTTATCTCTGTTCTCCTTCTTCTGGTATCTAAACACAGGCTCGGTATTCCCAGGATTAGGAGGTTCTTGTGTTTATTGCCCTAATATTGGGAAATATAGTAAAACATT